GCTGCAATGGCCGATTTGGAAGCATTCTTAAATGCAAACAAAGGTAAGTATGGTGATATGGAAACTGCAAAACAACCAGACGAAGAACAACCAACTAATGCATTTGGTGTTAAAGGTCCTGGTGCAAAAGTATTCCCTGACAAACCTGCAAAAGAAAAACCACAAAAAGAAAAACCATTACCTGCTTCATCCGATAAGGAAGATGGTGAGTCTGATAATATTTCAACTACAAATCCATATACAAAACCTGGACAAAAGATAACAGACCCTAAAAAGGTTAAAGAGTTAATGCAAAAAGATAACGATAAAGTAATCAAAGCATTAAGTAAAACTAAAGCACAAGAACTTGCAGATAAAGAAAAGGCAAAAAAATCTGGAGTTAAATTGGGAGTTGGTGCAGGAACTGCTGCAAGTAGAGCTGGAGAATGTGCAGTTGTGTATGGTGGTAAGAAATTAACCGAAATGATTAACAAAGGAGTTTCGTTTGATAAAGCAATTGCAGAAGTAGAAAAAGATTTAAGAAAGGTTGCAGGTAAATCGGATACTTTATTAGATGATGCATGGGTAGATTCTGCAGTTAGCACTCTTTCATATATCCAAGAAAATATCAACTTCAAAAATATTAAAGAATTTACTTGGGATACCGATGAAGGTAGAGCTGTTGTGGGTAGTGAAGGGCATGGTACATCATCGGATTGTTTCATGCAATTAAAAGATGGTAGTAGATTGGGATTGTCTTTGAAAAAAGATTTGAGTGTATTCGTATTTAGTGGTGGTATGGGTGATATGATGGATGGTTTGACTTCTAAAGGAATGCAAAACCTACCTACATTAAATGATTATAAGAATAGAAGAACCGAAGAATTGAGTAAATTGTCTAAATTGGCAACCAATTCAAAAACAATGGAAGCTTTCCAAGAAGATTTCAACGATTTAAAGAAAAATCCAGAAGGTAGATTTGGTGTAAAAGGATTATCAAATAGATTACAAAGTATAGAAAAACTTACAGGAAAACCATTATCAAAACTCACATTTAGAGATTTTGCAGAAAGTATATTATCAGATGTTACAAAGGGTGACAATATTAAAATTTTGGCAGATATGGCCAAAACATCATCTAATCCAAAAATAAAAGAAATTTATAAAAATGTAAGAGGATTGGATAAGGAAATGACCGTTGCCATCAAAGAACAATTTACCAATCCAAAGAATAAACATGTGGTTGATGAAATTGTTAGAAAAGAAACACACATTGACGATATTCTTTTCCCAGAAAATAAACATTTGGATAGATTGATGGTTGTATATGGTGAAGAACCTGCAATTGAAATGAAAAAAGAAAACTTAGTTAGTTTGTTGGGTATAGGTAAGGAAATGGGAATGTATGAAAATGAAAAAGACCCTGCTAAAAAGGCTAAATTAAAAGACCAATTAAACGATAAGATTAACTCACAAATTAAAGTTACCGACAAAGGTGGTGTAATGTCTGTTGGTATTGATATCGGTGGTGGTAGTATTATTCCAATTTTTGAAGCTAGAGTTAGAACAAGAGGTATTGGTTCTGCACCTACATTTGAAATGCCACAATCTCGTTTTGGTGGATTGGCATTTAAGAATGGTACAACTGATTTCAAAAAATGGAAAGACCCAAATGATAGAATTGATGTTGTAACTTCTATGAGTAAAGAATTATTGAATGATTTTGAAGATTTGGATATGTCGGATAAACAAACTAGACTAGAAGTTATAGATAGAATTAAGAGATTGAATGAAATTTTACCTGAAGGTGCAAAGAATAAGGCATTAACACAGGTAGCATTAAAAGCTAAAGAATATAAATTATCATAATGAATACACAACTACTTTGCCTTTTTACAACAAAGGAGGAATTGGATAAGTCGGTTGATTTCATATTGACAAACTACACTCTAACCAATCCAAATGTTTTTATTTTAGAAAGTAAAATAAGACCTGAAGAAGCATTTATTACTTTTAATGTCGAAAAAGGTTCCAACGCAATCCCTTCCGATTGGAAAACTATTTTAGTACATAGAAAGAAACAATCTAATTCAATATACACTATTAATGCACTTAATGAAGTAGTTAAGTCAAAAACAGGTGGCCAATTGGACAATTCTTATATGATTGATTGGGAAGAATTTAGAAATTGTATCTTAACAACATCTAATACAGGATACAAAATGATACCTACAAAAGTATTTAAATCTTTTAATACACAAAATTTGGAGAATTAAATTATTTTTCTTATATTTGATTTATGTCAATAAGAAAAAGATTTAAACCAATTGAAATTCACGCAGACGAACCTTCTGATATTTTTGAAAACAATAGACGAGAACTTGCAAAAGCAATCGTAGAAGGTGTTTCATATGGTTTACGAACTAAAAAGAATAGAGTTGATTTTGCAAAAGTCTTAATCAAAGAAGTTATTGTTATTACACTCTCAATAGACAGCAGAGAATTTTCGGATTTATTGGAAGAAAATCTTCAAACACTTATTGATTTTGAGGAGTATGAATCATGTGCATTAGTTGTTAAATTACAAAATAAATTAAATAAACAAAAAGTATAGTTATGGAAAAATTAGAACTTTATGAAACATGTATTATGTGTGGTAAAGAAACTACAACATTAAAAACTACTCATGTCGATTTTAGATATGGTTATGTGGATGGTGCAGGACAACTATGTAGAGAATGTTATTTGAGTGAAAATAGAAACTTAATAACAATAGAAGGTAGAACAATATTAGATACACCTAACAATTCCGAATTGGGAGAAAAAGTTAGACAAATGTATTGGGATAGTAAAAAATAAGTTATGGTAGCAAAGAAAAAAGAAGAAGCTGAATTTCACATTGGAGATGGAAAACACCTAATAATGAAACAAACTACAATTGTATCAATGAAAGACCAATTGAAATTGATGACAGGTGAAGGAAGGAGTATATCATTGGATGTTGAAATAAAGGCAGACTTTGATAAAATACCACCACAATATCATCAGTTATTTATGCAGATGATGCAAGTAAGATATGGTGGAATTGTAAACATTTGGGACAATACAAGTCCTTTTACACCACCTGAAAAACAATCAAAAAGATGGTATCAAATTTGGAAAAGATAAAAAAAATAACTTATGTTTGGATTCGGAAAATATTCATCACAAATACTAACACCACCACCCATTTCAAAAAAACAAATAACCATGCCAGCAAAACCAAAAATAAAAAGAGAAGATTTACTACCTGATTTTAAACATACACCTCCGGCACCACAAAAGGAGATGGTAAACGGCCCTCAACACTATGGGGGAGTAGACAACCCATACGAAGTAATTAAAGTATGTGAAGCGTGGGGATTAGACAAAGATGCTTACTTATTCAATGTAGTTAAGTATGTTGCCAGAGCGGGTAAAAAAGACCCTCAAAAAGAACTGGAAGACCTCAAAAAAGCGGTATTTTACCTCGAAAGAAAGGTAAAAAACCTCCAAAAATAAATTTGGTAATATCGAAAAATAGTCGTATATTTATAGTAATAAAAGATGAAAAAGTTATATTTAGATATAGGAATATCGCGATATAAACCTCAACTTTAAAAACAAATTTTAAACCTTAAAAACAAAAAAACAATGGACATTTCATTGGCTCTAAAGAGATTTAGCTCTTTACAAAACAACACTAAAAAGTCGGATTCAATCTTTAAACCGGCAAACGGAAAATCTCAAGTGAGAATCGTTCCTTATAAGTTCAACAAAGACATTCCTTTCATTGAACTTTACTTTCACTACAACATTAACAACAAGACTTATTTAAGTCCAATGTCATTTGGTCGACCTGACCCTATCGTTGAGTTTGCAGAAAAACTTAAGAGAACAGGTGATACCGATGATTGGAAAGCAGGTAAGAAAATGGAACCAAAGTTAAGAACTTTTGTACCAGTTATCGTAAGAGGTAAAGAATCAGAAGGAGTAAAATTCTGGGGATTCGGTAAGACAGTTTATCAAGATATCTTAGGATATATTGCTGACCCTGATTACGGAGATATTACAGACCCAAATACAGGTAGAGATATCGTATTGGAAGTAATGTCGGCAGAGGAATCTAACGCATCTTATCCAACAACAACAATCAGAGTTAAACCTGCAACATCTAAATTAGCAGATTCTCCGGAAACTATCCAACAATTGTTAGATGGTCAAAAAGAAATTACTGAATTATATCAGGAATTATCTTACGCAGAATTAAAGTCAGTTTTAGAAAATTGGTTGAACCCATCAGCAGCGGCTGGTAGTGATGATATCATTGAAGAATTAGAAGCACCAAAACCAAAAGCAGTAACACCAAAACAATCCGATATTTCGGTTGATTTAGGTGGAACGACTGGTGAAATTGGTGACTTACCTTGGGAAAAGGAAGAAGCTCCAAAACAAAAGGATGATGTAGCATCAGCATTTGATGATTTATTTAACAATTAATAATTAGGTTACAATGGCCAAAAGAGAAGAGGATTTAGCAAGTATTCTTGCAGATTCATTAAACAAACAAAATAAGGATGGTAAGATTGCCTACTTTCTAAATGATGAAGGTGGTGATGCTCCTACCAATGTTAAAGATTGGATTTCAACTGGTAATGCTATGTTGGATGTTGCAATCTCTAATAGACCTTATGGCGGCTTCCCGGTTGGACGTATATGTGAGATTACGGGTTTAGAGCAGAGTGGAAAATCTCTGCTCTCTGCCCATATTCTTGCGGAAACACAACGCAAGGGTGGAGTAGCCGTATTAATTGATACCGAAACTGCCGTAAGTAGAGAATATTTAGAAGCAATCGGAGTAGATATTTCAAAATTATTATATGTTTCAGTTGATACCGTTGAAGGTATTTTTGAAGCATGTGAAACAATTATTGAAAAGGTTAGAACAGGAGACAAAGATAGATTGGTTACAATAGTAGTCGATTCAGTAGCAGCAGCATCTTCAAAGAAAGAGATGGAAGCTGATTACGATAAAGATGGTTACGCAACTGACAAAGCTATTATCATTTCCAAAGCAATGAGAAAGATTACCAATATGATTGGCCGTCAGTCAATTGCTTTAGTATTCACAAACCAATTAAGACAAAAGATGAACGCAATGTTTGGTGACCCGTGGACAACATCGGGTGGTAAGGCATTAGCATTCCACGCTTCAGTTAGATTGAGATTGAAGAATATGGGACAATTGAAACAAGGTGATAGAATCGTAGGTATTAAAGTTCGTTGTCAGGTTATTAAAAACAGAATGGGCCCACCATTGAGACATGCAGACTTTGACATTTTCTTTGATAGAGGTATTGACAATTATGGTGGATGGTTAGCAGTTATGAAAGACGCTAAAATCCTTAAGCAAGCAGGAGCTTGGTACGAATACATTGATATCGATTCGGGAGAAGTTATGAAGTTTCAATCTAAAGACTTTGCAAAAATGTTACAAGATGAGAAACTTAAAGAACAAATTTATTTAAGAATTTGTGAAACTGCAATATTGCAATATAAGAACAATTCCAATTCGGATGAAGTTGAAGTAACAACGGACGAAGCAAATGAGTCAGATTAGTAAAAAGTATTTAGATATACTAAAAGAAATAGATGAAGAACATAAAGGATTTGGAGATTTGCAACGCAACTCTAAAACTTTAGTAATTGATGGTCTTAATACCTTCATTCGTTCTTGGTCAACCGCT